TCAATGAAGTGACAACGTGCTCAATGCTCTTGCCGTTATTAGCCAAGTGCTTGGTGTAGTCTTCAAAAACAAACTTGTTGTCGCCGATGCTTTCACCAAACAAAGACTTGGATGCCAAGTTCATTTGATAGACTCGGCCTTCTAGTGAAGTACCAAAGTCTTCTTCAAGAACCACTGCGATACGACGTGTGTATCTGCAAGCCTTGGATGTGCCTTGACCTGAACCTTTGATGTTGTTGGGACAAGAATCGCAACGCTCAGCTTGTGGGTTGGTTGAACCTTTGTCGGGCGTTTGGCCGTCGTTGGAAAAGCAGTCGGGTGATGTTGGCTCTGACTCAGGATTCCATGCTTTCGCATAGAAAATACGTCCCACTTTTGGTGAAGCGTTGATGATCACAACTTCCAAATCGCCTTTAACTTTACCCTGCTCATCAGTGCCGAGCATCTTACGGAAGATTCCGTTCTTGGGCACGATACGGGGAACACCGGACTTACCGGCCAAATTTTTAGTTAACTCACTGACTGGCGCAGATTGCAGAAAGTCGGGTAAGTCTTGGTTAAATAATGCTACGTTACTCATTTCATTCTTCCTTTTTACGTCTAACAAGTACGGTGTATTGATTCTCCACGTTGAGGCCAGCGGGGAGAAGATCTGGATTCTCTTGTAGAAACTCTTTCATATGCGTTTGCTGAATTCGTTTCTCAAGCAGGCCGAATGCATCGTGTTCTTTAATAACTCGATACAATGAATCCCAGTCGTTCGTCCAGTACCGTGATTTAACTGATCGAATAACCGTGCCATGATTGGTGGAGATACTGTTTGCGTTGATCTCTTTGCAAAGATCAAGCAGTGCTTGCTCGATGACTTCCATCTGAGTTTTGATAGCTGTATCTTTAGCTTCCCAGTCTCGTTTAAGTACCTCTCGCTTGTCACGCATCTTGATATACGTTTGGGCTAGAGAATCAACGGAGGGCTTTTCTTCCTGAACTTGATCGTCCATAATTAGTTCCTTTCTTTGTTATGGTTTTGTTATTATACGTCGGGGTTAGACATTGTCAAGTCTTCTTCCCCTAATTCTTGTTTATAAAGCTCAATTATTTTTGCATGGTTATTGATATTGTTCCTGAGCATTTCGTACAAGCGCTTCTCAACTGCGCTACCTCTTATGTGTACGATCGTCATTGGATTACGTTGCCCGGGTCTATCAATCCTTGCATTTGCTTGGAGATAGGTTTCAACACTGGTGCACGGAGCATACCATATGATTGTGTTGGCGGCGGTTAAGGTTAAACCATGAGATGCGGCTTGTGGCTGGATAACGAGCACCTTCGGCTCTGGATTGCTCTGGAACTCTCTGACAATCTCTGCACGTCTATTTGCACTCACATCGCCGTTAATAACATCGTTTGTAATCCCATTCTTGGTTAAGTATTTCGTTAACAATTCAATCGTATGGGTGAATGGAACAAAGATCAACACCTTGTGGCTAGACTCATCAATCACTTCCTTGACCACTTTCAGTCGGCTCGACGCATCAAAGTCCACCACCTGCCCAGTGTCTGTGTACACTGAACCACATGAAATCTGAAGTAGCTTAGTTAATTTAGATGCGGCATTGACAGCACTGACTTCTTCACCGGCTGCCTCGATCAGCATCTGACTCTTAAGTTTCTTGTAATACGCCAACTGCTGCGGCGTGAGTGGTGCGTCTCGATCAGTATAGGTAAGTGGTGGCAAGTCTAGGCACTGTGCTTTCTCAAATCTGATAGCGGGCTGAAGAACCCTGTGTACGGTTTGGTCGGCATCGGGTTTGGGTAACCAACGAAACTCACTGACTCGATACAACACTTGCGTTTTAAACTCACCAAAGAACTTTGGTACGTTGGTTGGGCTGACTAACTTTGCCAATCCGTAAGCATCCGCAGGGCTTTGGGCGGCTGGCGTTCCAGTCAACATCCACAGTCCATAAACGTGCTTGCCTAAATCCCTCATTGCTTTCCATCTGTTTGTCTGTGCATTCTTATAGGCTGACGCTTCATCAACCACGATCAGGTCAAACTCACCTTGAATGATCTCTTGCTTAACAATCTCAACGCCATCAAAGTTGATGATGACGTATTCAGCACCACCAAGAATAATCTCCTTGCGTTTACGTGCACTTCCATGAGCAACACTGACCCTGCGGTGTATGGCAAACTTGAACAAGTCTTCCTGCCATGCGGCCTTCATCACCGAGAGTGGACATACAATCAAAACCCGCTTCAGAATACCACGTGTCATGAGGTAGTCGGTTGCCCAAATAACTGACGCAGTCTTACCCGTACCCTGCTCGTTAAAGCAGAAAGCCTTTCGGTGTTTGGTCAAGAAATCCGCAGTCTGAACTTGGTGGGCGAACGGAGTGTATCCGTGTGGTCGGGGCCAGTTGTATGTAGCTAAGCTCATTTCTTGGGTTTGTTCTTTTTGACCGTGTGATCACTGTTTCTACTGAAAGATCGGTTAGCGCTTGGGGTCTTGAGTTTCAAGTTCGACGGAGCATTTGTCCCACCCTTGGATAAGGGAATGGTGTGGTCGATGTCTTTACCCTTGCGGTCGATNCCCTTNTTGTCCATCTCGTTGCGAGCACGCTGACGCTCCATGCGGGACTCGTGTTCACCACGNTCCACTTGTTGNTTGTACTCTTTTTTGTAAGGTCTAGGTTTGTTTACGTATGGCATTTTGACTTCCTTCGATCATNTGGCTATTTAAATCCGCTTCGCCCAATCCAAATTCTGCGGGGTCGGTTTCCCATAAAGGAGTACGGCCTTGTTTATCAGCAACTTGCATTGTTTTACCTACTGCTAGGCAGATCTCCATTATCATTTGCTGTTTGTACTTGTCAAGTTCTTCGTGCACCGTTCTGCCGATTATATTAACCACGGTGCGCTCAATAAAACCTTTGATGAAACCATTAAGCCTATTGTCTTTGCCTGTTAGCTCTTTGGTTACTACGTCTATGANCATCCCCTTTACATCGTCTTGCAGTTTGATGTACGCTAGCGTTGCTTGTTGTTCTTCTTCAGTCATGTTAACTCCTGTGTGGGTGTACTAGTTTAAGGATTGCATCTTGTAATTTAAATTGGGGGCGTTTGTAAGGATGGGTATCTTTATCAAATTGAAGTGGCTTATCTTCAATAGCACTCCGTATAATGTCAATCACCACGCTTTGGACAATGTCGGCCATAGGGTCTTCTTTACTCATCAGCAAATCAAGAACGGCATCTCGAATTAACTTCTTCGCATCATCTTGCAGTTTTAAATAGGCTAATGCCGCTTGTTCGTCTTCGTTCATATTAATCTCCTATGGTTACTCTAACTTTGAAATGTTCGGCAAGGTTTGTAATTGCGCTAAAAAACGCACTTGCCTCAAAACCGCCATAAAGCGTTAACGTTATTTTTTCACTGGTAAGATCATAATCTTCTGGGAAACCATCAGCTTGTATCCTAATATGAGAACCGCCATGATTGCCTGTGTCAAAAGTTATTTTTGTTTCTTCACTGTCACCGCCCGTGCAGTCATTAGTGACTTGGACATTTAAAAAATTAGAAAACTCTTCTCCAGAAAACTTTTCGTTGTCAAAATTTAACCACATCTGTCTAGTCATTTTCTACTCCTGTTTACATAATGTTCACAATGGGTGACTGGACACCACCCGCACAACGCACCTTGCTTAGCGTTCCATACGCCGTTTTGAAATGATGCTTCCAGTCGTTCAATATGGGGTAAAACTTTATCCATGTACTTCTGTTTTGTTTCCGCTACGTGCTCAGCCTTGATAAATTCCTTGCTCACTACAAACATAAGCGCCGACTTTATCTTCTTCACTTCCGGAAATTTTGCGAATAGCCCACAAGCGACGAGATCGAGTTGCGTCACGTCCGCATATCTCGCATTCTTTGATGTCTTGTAATCTATCGAATAGCACGTCCCCGACTTCCGATTGATAATCACTAGGTCGGCCACCCCATGCCACCACACATTCGGAGCATCGAAAGTGCACTCTTCTAAGTTCTTCGTCAAACCAAGCTCTACTTCGCAATATTTGTCTCCCTCAATAGCGTTCAATCTGTCTAGTGAAGAACGCAGATACTCAAACTTTGGCGGTAAGTCTTTACCGTCACGGATATACTCCTCTGCCGCTAGGTGCATCTCTGTACCGTACAGCGCCGCTTCACCTGTTGTATCTTTAACATCCTTAGCTACCTTTAAGTGGTAATACTTCTTAGGACATTGTTGAAATGTCTTAAGGCTACTGAACGACCATACTAAACTCATTATTCCTCCGGTGGTATCCTAAATTCCCAAAAGCCATAAGCATCGCCTCGGCTCCATCTTTCCCATGAAAAATGTACGTCTCTTGTGCGCTTATTGATGTACTTCCAAAGTACACGCATCAGCAATCCCCATAAGAAATTCCTGTGCCTGATTCGCAGTTCAAAGGTAAGCCCAATGCCCAACTGGGTCGCATACGCATACACATCTCCACGTATTCTTGACCCGGAACTACCTGATGTTTTGGTACTACGCACATAATGGCATCATGCACTGTCATGGCGACTTTGTACTTTTTAGCAATCATCAGCATCTGCTCACCGATCACGATGCGGGCTAGAGCTTGACACACATTTTCAATCACCTTACCACCGTATATTCTAGTTGGCACAGACATCCGGCCCTTCTTGTTATCGTAAACAAGTTCATCTTTACCGTTGGTGGTCTGCACTCTCAGATTGGGGTAGCGTAGGTATAAACCATTAGGCAACTTGATGCCTTTCTTGCCGTCGACCATGAGGACTCCCTCTCGGCCTAGCTTGGTAGTTTCATTGTTCATGATGGCTTTGAGGGCTATTGCCCCTTGTCTCCATAATTCAACAATAGACGGGTACGTTTCTCGATACGTCGTAATAATTCTTTTTGATTCCNCCTCTTCAATCTCCACGCCAAACGTTTTAAGTTGCGCTTTAAACTTAGTCGCCCCCATGCCGTACCCAGCACCGAGAATCGTCGTCTTACCAACGAACCTCTCGTCTTTTGTGATTTCTGCTTCTCCTTTAGCATAGATAGCAGATGCCATGATCTTGTATACGTCTTGTCCATTTTCAAATGCCTCCACTAAATCGTTTTGTTCNGCTAGCCATGCTAGAGTTCTTGCTTCAATTTGAGATGAATCTGAGTCGACCAACAAATAACCTTCAGGGGCTAAGATCGCACGTTTGATGGGAGATTGACGGGGCAGATTTTGTAGATTGATTTTGTCATCACCGCCCCATCGACCTGTGTGGGCGGCATAGTATCTTAGGGGAACTGGCATTGGCCCACGCATTGACATGTCCAGAAACCGAGCAGTCCTTGTTTCTTCTAGCGTAGACTTAGTGCCTAACCTCGCTGCCACTAGAGCTTGCACCTGCGGGTNNTCATGCTCAAGCAACTCTTTGAACGCTTCNTCATTTTTAGAAAACGCAAACGTCTGCTTACCNGTGGCAAGACTCGTCTTCATTGGGGGCTCGATGCCGTGTTCAATAAGTAACTCGGCAAACTTGGGGTTGCTCATCAAGATATCTTTATCAAAATTCTGCAACAGGTTTTCTTTGTGTAGGCGAACTGTAAGTAAATGGGTATGCAAATAGTCTGCGGACAACACCAATACTGGCTCGGTGAACATACGCAAGGTCTGATCAATCAGGCTTAGCTCAAACGTTGGGAAGTCCTGCATCATCAGGTTAAAGATAGCATAAGTTAGCGCCACGTCGTTTCGGCAATATTCACCGTAGCGTGCNAGTTGGTCGGCGGGAAAATCCTCTCGGCGCAACCCCAGTGCATTGACCACTTCCTCGCCTTTGACCCCGACATCGTAGTGTTCAGCCAGCTTCTTCAAGCTACCGCCTACTTCAGTACCGTGAATAGCTCGTGCCAT